AGAATCGGATCTTTTACTTAAACATTTCACCCCCCTACTAGAATAAACTAGTGCAGTTAACCTTCAATCTAGTGCAGTTAACCTAACTACTTACCGTTAGGTTTACAACACTCACAACCATTCCATCCAAGCTTCTTAACCAATGCTTCATGGCCAAGCCTTAGTGACTCAACCCTTGCATCTTCTTCAGCTTGAGTCCTGTTCGCTTGTTCTTCCATGTGAGCATAATACTCTTTATCCGCCCAACTGTTATAACTATCTGAGTCATATCCTGTAGCGATTGAACTAACGGGAGAACCTTGATCCTCTCCCATAAGATCTTTATAAAAAGAGGTCCAATCCCACACGGGTTTACCTATTACCATTTAGCTATTTCCCTTTCTTTTGCTGGTTTATAAAGTTTGGAATATCAAGCTTTACCTTAAAATTCAAGGGAGGAAATATTTGTTTGATCCAAGTTCATTGTCAATGGTTAGCCTTATTACTTTTGCTAGATGCGGCCTTAGACCTACCGTGTTAAGATCGTCAAGAGCATCGTATACTTTATCAAGTGCCTTGTCCATCTCTATTTCATCTAGACACTTGGAACATTTCCAGCATCTATTTCCGCATCGGAGACTCATGTCAAAGGGTGAACATTTCTTTTCTTTAGTAACAGATTTAGCATCTACCATTTAACTATTTGCCTTTCTTTCGTTGGGAGATAATGTTGTCAATTGTCAACTCAAGGGCTAGACACTTAGAGCACTTCATGCACCTGTTGTTGAAAAGAAGCAAACAATCTTTTTCTTTAGTAACAGACTTAGAATCTACCATTTAACTGTCTCCCTTTGTTTTGTTTAAAGAATGCCGTCCACTCCCTAAACATAGCCGATCCGCCAGACTTGTCAACCCCCCTTAGGATGGTCCTTAGTTAAGGCTTGCTTAATTAGATGGTCCTATAAAGCTATTACCTGTCAATCCATCTCTTCTTATAACATTCATAGCAACATGATGTAGCGCCAAGGTCTGGTTCATTGGGATTATATTCAAGTAGTGTTGGATTGTTGTTACATTCTTTATTCCATTCACATTTATATGGTTCATCTTTATCCCATACCGCGTCGATCTTGTTCATACCCATATCTAAGTTAACCCCTTATAGTTAGACTAAGAGAAGTGTTTAGGCTAGATAGCTCATCAAAATAATCTTCAATGTTATCGAAGTCATCTGAATCTATTACATAAGAAACAACATTCCAATCAGAATCATACTCTATATATGATGCCTTATTAATATTAGGTCCTGTCATAGCAATAGGTTTTCCAGTAGTCATTAGTATTTTTAGAACTCTCCGTGTTCAAAGTATAAAAGAACAAGTTTACTGCGGTGGTCTAAAAGAGTTTCCAATTTTTCCTTGAGAATCTCTGCCTCCTTGAGGGTTGATTTAATGCGATCATCCAACCGATTTACTAGTACGCTATTGTAAGCCAATAAGGTTTCAATCCTATCTATCTCCTTATTATTGATATCTATAGCTTCACTATCAAGTTTATGCTTTGATGAAGTGAGTTCTTTATTCATTCCTCTCCCAATTGATTCTCAATAGTTAGCTTTATGGTTGTTGCCAAGTGCTTTAGACCAGCGGCAGAAAGATCACCCAATGCTGCGTATATTTTATTGAGTGCCCTATTTATTTCTATCTCATCGTTAGGGGATATGTTATTGTTCATCATTGTCCTCTCTTTATTTTATCTATTATTCTAGGAGTGCTTGCCGATCCCCATAAAGATAGCCGATCTGGCGGGCTTGTCAACCCCCATAAGGTGCGCTTAGTTAAGTACCACTTAGTTATGGTAGTCTCTTCAAACTTGTATATATATAACATATACCTTAACCTACTAATTAGGCAGGCCATAAGCGATTTGACAATCGGCCCGAGCGTGCTACCATAGGGCAGTCCGGCGAGTTCGCCGACTTAACTCATATTAAAATATACATTAACCTTTGGGGGGTGAGAGTGACCAGTCATTTTTATAGTATTAAAGATACTAGATATGACGATGATGTTTGTATGGATTGCATACTTGTCGCTGATATAGAGAACGACAAGGAAGCTAAATGCGATAAACATACAATACCAGAAGAGGTTTCCTTCAGTTTATACTTGGAAGAAATGTCTTAAGGGGAGGACTGTATTTAAATGTCATTTAATGACGACATCAACTACGTTATAGGTAACCTATCCTCAATGGAGGAGAGCAGGACATCCGAAATAATCGAACAAGTATTCGAAATAAACAAAATATATGACAAGAAATTCCTATTGATAGAGGAGGTGATTAGAGATATAGTAAAGCAAATAGAGAAATTCACAGAGGTAACTGACAACAACAATAAGAGCATTGCCTCATTGTATCAGATCATACTGGAACAATTTGAATCAGTAGAATCTGAACTAAGCTCGCTCAAAAATAAAATCAATAACTAAAAAGGGAGACAACCCGATGCCCCATGATAGCCCTGAAGTTTTCTTTGTTTGCTCTTGCTATGGAGAATCTATACAGCTTAGTGATTGGAAGGCTGTATACCCCGACAACGAGACCAGCATGGATGATGACGATGATCTAATCATTAGTATCTGGTCTCAAGGGGTTAGGCGTAACCATAAGAGGGGCTTCTTTAGAAGGCTCAGGCTTGCATTTAGATTTATCATTAGCGACAACCTGTACTCCGATGAAATTATACTGAGCAAACATAATGCCATCAGCATGGCTAATTGGATTTGCGATAGGTACTATGAAATCCCTAGTATCTCAGAGTTGAGTGATGTTCCTTCGGAGCGAGTATATGAAACGCCCTCTGAATACTTCACAGAGGGGTCACCAGGCAATAATAGGGTGTGTAGCAATAACTGGGAATTGATACCCGAGCAAGAATGATTGAATACCAAATAAATTATAATAGTAAAGGAGGTAAACTATCCATAATGCAAAAAGTTGTAGAAAACATATATTGTAGAGAATGCAGGAAAGAAACTAAACATATGTTCGTCGGCAAAAATGTGCCGCCAAAGCTTAGGTGGAAATGTAGTGAATGTGGATGGTATAATGATAAAAATGGGGGGCCTGATGGGTCTTAAGCAAGACGTTAAGAGAGGCAAGATTTCTATTGATGAAGCCCTTGAAACTGCAAGGGATTATCATGGTGGTATAAGGGGCTGGCTCATAGGGTTTAAGAAATCCCTAGGGAAGACTCGCCACATGGACAGAGGTAAGAGAAAGAAAAAGGAGAAGGGAAGAAACTTTAGTCTTTAGGCGTTGGCTCGGGTAGAGACTCCTTAAATTCTACATCTATAGTTTTTATATTTGATGATTTAAAGAGTATGTCCTCTATCTCTCTGAGTATGTCATTGGTTGACTCTGGCATATTCACTTCAGTATGTTTAACTTCTATGTAAAGGCCAACTGTCTTACCAAGCAACTCTAGAGCCTTCAATCTAGAGGATGGGGTTGTATCATAGCCCCGCTGGGACTCTTCCATTAACCTATTTTCTACATAGTTACGGGTGTTTATCGAATCTACCTGCCTTCTTGACTCTATTACCTTTATCTCCTTATCCAGATATGCTTTAATATGGGGTTTTTTCTTTAGCTTATAGGCTTCGGAGGACATAGCCTGCCTAGACATATTTGTGCCTGGATATGCGTCCGCGTATGCATCAGCATTGGACTTAAATTTTGGATTTATTATATTCGAAACAAACCTGCGTTGCTGTTCATTTAATTCCCTTTTCGGAGCCTTTTTTTTCCCGGTTTTTTCCCCAATATTTAGATCCTTTTCGATCAATTTTGAAGGCACTATTATACTAAATTTTTCCTTCTCTTTAGAACTCAATTTTCCCATATTCCTACTCCCTATGGAGTTAAATTAATTATTTATTTTAGCACATCATGGGGTAGCAAACAACAACTTGAAAATCAACTATATAGGAGATAGTAATGACTAGGCAAAGCACTAGGGGTAACTACACTTTATGTGAGTGCCATACTGGTAACCATATGCATACATTTGATAATAAACTTATATGTTCTAAATGTAGAATAAGTTGGTCCGAATTTAATATATCAAAAACTAAGGAGGCTTGTCTCGGTCGGGAAAGTGTGCTACCGTCGGGGAAACCCCACGGAAACCGATCGTAATTATTTAATAATATTAAGGACTCGTAGCTCAATGGTTAGAGCACCCGGCTCATAACTGGATGGTTCTCGGTTCAAGTCCGAGCGAGTCCACCATCTTTACATAGAGGAAAGCAATCCTATATGATATGGAACTACAGAGTAGTTAGGGAAGGTAGTAACTATACGGTAAAGGAAGTCTTCTATGAGGAAGCTTTGGATGATTCCTCAGTTGAAGAATTTTCAAATGAAAGTGTGCTTGGCTATTCAGATATTCAAGAAATAGGGTTTGATTCAGATAATCTAAAATTGGAGGGAGAGTATGTAGAGGATAAGGAATCTGTAAGATCTATAGTTAAGTTGCTATACATGATGATAGATGATGTAAGAGGGTCTAAGGTTATAGACTCCGATGATATTAACTTTACAGAATCAATGCAATGAAAGGTTATTACAAATGACGCGCAATAAGGCTGATGATACATTCGTATGGGAAGAAGTACCTCAGAAGCAAGATTCAAGGAATCTTTGGCACACCAAGACACAGGAAGCCCTGAAGAGTAGCCCTGGCAATTCAGCTAGAATCAAGAAATACAACACTAGCTCTAGCGCCTTGACTTCTGCTATGAATATGAGAAAGAAATGGCCTTCTGATTTCACCATTGTAACTCGTGGTAATGCTATCTATGCAACGTATCATGAGAATAGCATGACAGATCAATTCGGTAATTCTACTGACTTCTAGAAAATAATAATTAATTAAAAACAAGGGGGGTAGGACTATTAAATCCTACCCCCCGTCTTCTAGACTAATAAAGGAAAAAAAATGTATTCAGTTGATAATAGAGTTGAATTCCCTAAAGGTAAGAGCTTGGAAGATTTTAATAAAGTACAGAAAGCAATCTTTACTTGTCTACAAGCTCAATTGTATGGCATTTCCCCTATAGTACCATTCCTGAAGGGGCCTCCAGCTATAGGTAAAACTGATTTCTACAGACAGATTGCAGAAATGTTTACATGGGGATATGAGGAGGTCATACTCTCTAGGTACTCAGCCGTGGAGCTACAAGGTTTGTTTGTTCCCAACCATGAGAGCAGGAGCCTTGAGCATTATCCACTGAAAAGAATAACTGGAGGTAACACTAGCAAGCCAACCATTATATTGTTTGACGAGATAACTAATGCAGAAGAAGATGTACAGGCAGCAATACAATCCGCTTTTCAGTCTAGAGTTATCGAAGGCTGTAAGGTTGATAATAACATAATGTTTGCAGCAGCAGGCAATGGATCTGAAGATGGATGCAACTCAAAGGATTTGTCAAGGGCAATGCTTGAAGGCAGACTCCTTACTATAAATTGCTATCCAGATACAGAGAGGTGGATAAATGATTTTGCAATACCCAATGAAATCAATCCATACATTGTAGGGTATATAGAATGGCAAAAGGAATCACTATATAAATTTAATCCAGATTCGGGAGAAGATGCACAACCTACCTGTAGAGGTTGGGCAAAGCTAGATGCAGCGCATAAGGCGGAAATGGTTTGGAATAATAATTCATATATTGATTTGGTAAAGAACTCAGAAATAGCTACAACACTAGGCGAAGGATGTATTGGAGCATCTGAATACCAAAGTTATAAGAGTTTCGTTTCACTTTCACATAAACTTCCTTCCTTTATTTCTATATGTTCGACGCCGCTAGAGGCTAAGTTGCCAGATGGTATGGGTGAGCAGTGGGCAGTTATTTCAAATATAACATCAGAACTTAGCTATATGCACAGAAAGAACCGGGAGCTTGAAGAGTTTGAAGTTGAAAATATATGCTCCTATGTAACTAGAATGCCTGAAGAATTTATAGCATTGGCTTGTCATTCAATAGGAAAGATGAGTGACCAAGTTAGGGACTCATCTTACTTTACTGAACTAATCAAGAAGTACACCACCACCAACGAATACTAAAACAAAAAAAGGACAAAGCAAATGTTTAATCCAGATTCGTACATAGTATTTAATGTAGAGGCTAAAGTTCCAGGGAATGCTGTTACCTTGAAAGGTATAAAAGCACAGATCGCCGTTGATAATTCATGTGAAGCGAATTGTGTAAATGCCTATAAGGAAAAATGGGCAAAGAATCCCTTGTACAAACAAGTAGTATCCACTATAAATAAACATAGGAATATTATTTACGACAAGTCATCGCCTTGGGGTAGACGTACAGGAGAGAGGATAGCCACTAAAGAAATGTGGCTTAATGAGATAGAATCGCTGGCAGCAGAGGCTGAATCAGAAGTACAGAAGGAAGTTATGGCCTTTGTTGATAACTATGAATATGTAAAAACGCAAGCAAAAAGAAGTCTAGGTTCTCTTTACATAGAAGAAGATTACCCAAAGAAGGAGGACATAAAGGATAATTTTTATATATTCATAGGCGGTGGTTCGGCACCTGATCCTGATGACAATATAGCATTTGGTTGTCAAGAGGTTGAAAAAAGATTTAAGGAAAGGATGGAAAAGAAAATAAGAAGAAACCTTGAAATAATTATTGAAGAAATAAATTCAAAAGTTATTGAAATAGTTGGTAGGGTTGTTGATAGACTGGAGAATTATACAATAGAAGAAGATGGCAAAGTCAAGAATATTTTCAGGGATAGCTTGATAACTAATGCCAAGGATCTGTCGGAGATTATGAGCTACATGAATATAAATAATAATGCTGACATAGAGAAGATGAGAAAGAGAATAGCTGAAAATATCTGTAAGTATGAACCGAGCGAGCTAAGAGAGTCGCCAGAAAAGAGGGAATCTATAGCGAGAGAGGCAAGAGAAATACTTAGTGGTCTTCCTGGTATTCAAAGGGGATAGAAAAAATGAAAGCTATTGAAGGCGAATACGCTATAATGAGCAGTAAAACTTTTGGATGCGATTACTCTAACGTAGAACCATATAAGGTAAAGATATTCAGAAGTTATTTTAATCAAATAAAAAAGGCTAGAACAAACATACTGAAATATGAATCCTTTGCAGGATCTGTATCTATGAATGTAGATTTTATAATAGCTAATAAATACAAGGGGATAGAGATTCCTACTGCTTGTACAGATGGTAATGTAATTATAATTTCCCCTAACTTGATGGAGGAAAAATTCTTTATAGAAATACAAGCTACCATAGAACATGAATCATGGCATATAGGTTTGCTCCATCCATTTAGGGCAAAGGGTAGGGATCACAAGCTATGTAATATAGCTGCTGACTATTCAGTGAACGGTTTGATGCTAGCGAGGTATCCAGATATAGTAAAATGGGGCTGGCTTTATGATGAAAAGTTTTCAAAGATGAGCATGGAGGCAGTATATGAAATATTGAAGAAGAAGAAGAAAAAGGGTGGTGGAAGGAGTAGGGAGGGGAATGGTGAGGAGAAGAGTAAAGGTGATGGTGGATGTGAAGGTGAAGGTGAAGGTGAAGGTGAAGGTGAAGAAAAAAATGATAGCGATAACTGGAAGAATGCTGAGCATGGTCAGTTCATTGAAGCAACTAATGATGATGGAAGTCCATTGAGTAAGGATCAATTCAATAAGTCCCTGGAGGAACACAAGGAATTTATTAGTATAACAAAATCAATATCTAAAAGTTGTGGATTTGAAAGCGGTGGAGAGAGGGATAGGCATATAGATAAAGTTATTTCACCAAAGATTAATTGGGAGGTTCTTATATCCAGATTTGTTTCAAAGCATGGAAGAAGGATAGGAATGAATCCAATGAAATTTTCAAGACAAAAGATAAAGCATGGAATTTATTATCCAGATGACATAAAGAGCGGGGATGTAAACTTGGGTATGGGATTCGATGTCTCATCTTCGATGGATAAAGATTCTCTTGACCTCCTGGCATCCTGCATGGAGAATATAAGGAGAAGAAATAATATAAAAACTATAACTATACTACCATTCAATACAAGAGTTATAAAAAATTCTATAAAAATTGTAAAGAAGGGTGAGAAAATTCCTAAAACTTTCTCTGGATGGGGAGGTACTAGATTTAGTCCAGTATTCAATTGGTTCAATGAACAAAAGAAAAAACCTGATATGGTTATTATCTTTACAGATTTGGGATCTAGCGATTATGGTAAAAAGCCAGACTATCCTGTAATGTGGGCTTCAAGCTATCCTGTAGTATCTTATACATCATATACAAACAAGCCGCCATTTGGGAATGTGGTTGAGATAGAGCCAAGACAAACTTAGTATATAATAAAGGGGGCCACTTGTATATAGGGTGACATTACAAAAAAATATATTTAATTTAATTGTGATATATCCCTGAGTGTTCTTTGGTAAAAAAGTTACCTAAGTTAGCTAAGTTAGCTAAGTTACCTAAGTTACCTAAGTTACCTAAGTTACTTGTGGCCCCCCCCAACAAATCCATAATTATCGACAATCCAATATCCGCTATATAAAGATGGAGATATTAAATTTCTTGGTCTACCCTATCAGCTAAATCACCCATAGTCATTCCGATATTAAGATTCCCTTGCGTACCGCTCATTGGATCAGCGTATGACCCCGTGGAAAGATCAAAGTTTAGCATGTTGCTGCCGTTTCTTCCATAATGGGGGAATCTACTCTTCCAATTGACCATTAAAGATTTACCATCCTCAACCTTTGCTATAGTTATTCCAATGTCAGCGATATTGTAGAAATCTGCACTGCCGCTTACTTCGTAACCTGTAGGAATACATGGTCTTCCTACTTCCTGTAGCATCTTTCGAGGATGTGCAATAAGATAAACTGTTATGCTATATTCTAAGGCAAGTTGCTTTAACTTCTTTAAGATATATCGTATGTTAGTTAAACTAGCTTCTTCAGAGTGTCCACCTGACCTTGTTATCATATTATAAGGATCGATCACTAAACCGGTGATTCCCTTACGGAGTATAGAGGCTATAGCTCCCTCGCATATAGTATCAATGTCTGTATCGTTAGTCTCAATGATTACCATATGCTCATCAATCCAACTGACAGACTCTTTAACTTCTTCTGGACTCATTCCACCAGACCCACGGAAAGCTTTACCTTTATATGTTGCACATAGATTTGATACAAGCATGGTTGCAGGCATCTCTGCACTCCATACGGCAAACTTCTGGTTATCTCTATTCGCTAACTTTATCATCAACCATGATAGCCAAGTTGACTTACCACTACCGGGTATACCTGTGACAACAACAAATGAGCCTGGACATGCATTGAATAATTCATCTACTGGCTTGACCCCTGTACCAGTTCCAACTACTGGCCCCTCATTATGATACTTAAGGACATGCCCTTCATACTCTAGCACTGATCGAAGCCCCGCTATGGGCCACGGTATAGCACTATCCATCATCTCCTTTATCTTTTCCTTGCCATGCTTGACTAGAACTTCATTGGCATCCTTGCTACCATCTGGGTATTTTATACGCCAACACTTATGTCTCCCTATTCTTCTAGTTATCTCTTCAGCCAGCGAATCACCCGGCTTATCATTGTCAGATGCTATAACTATTTTCTCTGCTTTACCTAAAGCATCCTTAGCGTCCCATAGATATGAATATTTTTTTGAGTTATCATTCTTTGATACTGAACTTGGTGCACCATTAGGCACACTCACTACAGTCCATCCATTCTCGCTAGTATACCCCGCCTCACGGAATGAAAGACAATCTATTTCACCCTCTGTTATTACTATATTGCCGCTTTCAAATGTCTCTATGCCCCAAAGAGACCTTGCTGCCCCGTCTTGAGTGAACCCCTTAAACTTTGTGCATCTCCATTTGATTGCCTCTGTCCCATCTGGATTTATATACTTGAAGCCTACTGCGCTTTCAGTAGAACCACCCGAACCATTCCTATTGAAGAAGTATTTCTTGCCAGAAACTATGTGATTCCCATTCGAAGTTCCGTTTATTTTCCTAGATGTTAAGTAGTTCTTTTGATCGTTGCCTATTCCTAATTTGTATACTTTCTTTACATCAACTGGTTGAGATATTACTTGCGTACTTTCTTCCATATACTTTACTAACCCCGACTCTTCGCAGTGATGACACTTGAACAAGGCAACATCATTCTTTACAGTTATAGATAATGTTTTTTCTTTATTCTTCCTCCTTGAAGCAGAGCAATAAGGGCATATGTCTCTCCATGATGTTCTATTGCCACCCATGTAAATCATTGGTTTTACAATAGAATCCCTTATGATAGAAAGATTTTCGTCTTCCATCAGAAGTCTCTCCTTATTAAATTGTGTAATGAAACAAAAAAGGATAGCACAAAATTATCATACAATCAACAGACCAAATTCTGAAGAATCCGTGTCGTTTTCCCCCCGAGTTGCCGCAACCCCTTCGGTGGGCTACGGTTTCCGATGCTAGCCCAGGGTGCGACCCGGCGCAACGCGGGAAAGAACTCAAAAATAAAAATAATATTTGCTCTTTAAAGAGACTACTTAGTAGTTAATAGAAACAAGTTAATAGAAACAAGTTAATAGAAACAAGTTAATAGAAACAAGTTAATAGAAACAAGTTAATAGAAACAAGGATATTAAAAAAATGGAAAAAGAAGAATACCAAAAGAAATTAGAATGTTACTGTGGTAATTGTAAATGTTGGAAAAAGCAAGAAGAAATAGAGACTACTAATGTTTATTCAAATGTTCATGGTGAAGATGTTGTAGAATTTAAATGTTGTAAATGTGAAACTAAACAAAAATCATTAGTTATTTAAATTTACCTCGGAGATTAGCTCAGTTTGGTAGAGCATTCGCTTTGGGAGCGAAGGGCCGTAGGTTCAAATCCTATATCTCCGACCATTACTCTGGTAGCTCAATTGGATAGAGCGTTTGCCTTCTAAGCAAAGGGTTGTGGGTTCAAGTCCCACCCAGAGTTCCATATCCTATACGGGGATGTAGCCCAATAGGTAGAGGCAGTAGACTTAAAATCTGCAAAGTGTGGGTTCGACTCCCACCATCCCCACCATCATGTTTAAAAGGAGGAGCAGGGATGAAATACCACATAATCGTGTTTGACCCGAAACAGCACGATTGGGATGAGTTCCGTAGGAACGGAGAGACTGTGTATTTTAAGTCCGAGCAGGAGGCGCAGGATTTTGGTGACACCTGTGCGAAGAGCGTCAACGGTTGGGGTGTCAATGGAAGAGTATTCAGACAAGGAGATTGGCAAGTAAATTGGCAATGCGAGGAAGTAAAGTAAATGGCCTTGTTTGACGTTGGATGTGAATTCTGTGGTGACGAACCAAGGGATCTTATTTATCTAAAAAGATACACCGACAGAATAAAAGAAATAAATATATCTGCCGGTAAACCAGCTAAGTATATAAGAAGCGATGAAATGTTTTTCCTATGTTCATGTGGAATAGTAGCATCATCTACAGATAGAACTATATACAATGAACAAATTATATTAACAAGAGATTTCGCTGATAGTGTTAATGGTTCCTACTACCAAAGTATGCTTGAGTTTGAGCAGTTGGATTTTTGGTCAAGAAGGTTAGGTCTTCTTGATGACCCAGTATTTTTTATAGAAAGGACTCAGACTGATATTGAATGCCCATTTTAATTAAAGAGAAATGTGATGTATGTGAAAAGGAATATTGTACCTGTGACATAGAGGAGGGTTTATCTTATGTAGACGTAAACAAATGGGACAATATATATGATAACTCTGAAGAATTCGATGACTACCTTGGAGATGATAAGTAATTATCAATCATAATCCATCCTGCTTAACCTGTATGTAATTTCTTTTACAGCCCTCGATTTCTCTGGTGACTCTAGTATCATAATTTTATTGAATATTTTTCTAACCCAACCAGAATCCCATATGGCGGCTATGCAATGGTATTCAAAAGGATAAGAGTAAATCCATGATTCTAATAGGTTATCCTCCTGATCTACTACCAGATCATTTAGTGCATTTAGTATTACTTTTCTGCTAATAAGTATTGAATTATCGAGTGTAAATAAATCGAGAGTACTACTATCAATGCAATCATAAAAAGCCTCATTTGAAATTACAGATTCTACAAGCTCAGGATCTTCTCTTCGTCTTCGTACCTTACTATTCTTATCAAACATCTGGGGCGATCCGAATCTTTGTGCCATTTTGAATGTTGTTCCCTTACCTGCCTGTCGTTCTTGTATACCCATCCCTGAATACCATCCTTTATTAATTCGATATCTAAGTCTGGCCTTCTAGTTCTATACCAAACATCGACATACATTGATAAGTTTCCTTCAAGTAAATTATTTCTATCAACTTGTTTCAATAATGAAAGCTGTTCCTCTAATGAGTTCACATAACAAAGAGCCTTTTTGCTTTTTATTAATCTCACTTGTTTACCTAGTCTCACTATTCTACGAGAATTGGATTTAGATGCTGGCTCTCCTTCTATAATTGCTTCAAATAATATTTCCTTTTTATTCATTTTCTCCACCGTTCCACTTGATCTTCACCAAAAATAGTGTATAATTTCCTACCACCCTAATATAACAAAAGGAATCACAAATGCAAGAAAATAATTTCTCCGAAGAAAAGCGGAAGTGTTCTGTATGCAAGGAGAGTAAGGATAGGAATAATTTCTACAAAAGCAAGAGGGCAAAGTCTGGATATAGATCTGAATGTAAATACTGTCACGGACTTAGTGTTAAGCAATACTATAAGGACAACACGGAAAAATGTAGATCGTATGCTAGGCTTTACTATAAAATGAATAAGGAAATGATAAGCGAGAAAGCTAAAGTAATTTACCATAAGATGAAAAATGAAATATGAGTTATGAAAATAAGTATGATCTACCGGATGTCTTCATAAGGGCAATACAAACAAATAAGTATTCAAAGGGAGATGCTGACTTTTCCGTTACTGAAATAATAGATTCACCTAGGATAGCAAGGATGAGAAGTATCTATGAAGATGTAGTGGAAAAGGATTACTATGATTCTATATACCCTCTCCTTGGCACCGCAATACATTCCATACTAGAAGAGAATAAATCAGAAGATGAGATATCGGAAGAAAGACTTTTCATAAATGTAGAAGGTAGCACACTCTCTGGGCAAATCGATTTGCAAGTAAAGGATGGTGCATATTATAATGTATATGATTTCAAAACAACCAGTTCAGCATCAATATCATACAACCCGAATGGAAAACGTGAATGGGAAAATCAATTAAATTGTTACGCAACTCTTGTTGAAGAGGCAACGGATAGAGAAGTAAACGAGATCGGGGTATGGGCAATACTCAGGGATTGGTCAAAGATGAACGCCCAGAAAAGAAAGAACTATCCAAATGCACCAGTTGTTCTCATAAGGATACCTTTGTGGGACAAGCAGGAACGTATTGATTATATAAGAAGCAGAGTTCTTGAGCACTCTATGGTCCAGAATATAGATAAGGAATTTCTGTTACCAGACTGCACTAAGGAGGAGAGGTGGGGATCTGATAAGACTTTTGCAGTCTTCAACTACACAAAATCTGGAACTAAGAGAGCTAGGGCTACGAGGGTATTTGAAAGTATTGAAGAAGCTAATTCATTCGCAAATAGTAACGGAGGTCAATACAATGTAGAAGAGAGAATGGGACGTAGCACAAGGTGTGAGTCTTGGTGTGAGTTCTCGGAGCACTGTTCTCAATATGCAAGAACAAATAAAGAGGTATAAAATGGCTACATACAAAGAAATATGGAACACCCTAAGCAAGGTAGATTGTTCCGAACATGCAGAGTCAAAGAATGGATTAACATATCTTAGTTGGGCATGGGCATGGGGTATGCTTATGAACTACTATCCTCATGCAAAATTCTCTATACTCCCAGAGGAGCACATGCAGGATGGTACTGTAATATGCAATGTTGAAATTTATATAGACGAATGTGCAAGAAGTATGTGGCTCCCAGTTCTAGACTACAGAAACAAGCCAATATCAAATCCAAGTTCTTGGAATATCAACACTACAAGAATGAGAGTTTTAACTAAATGTATAGGATTATACGGGTTGGGACATTACATATATGCAGGAGAAGATCTTCCTGCCAAGGATACAGAAGTAAATGTAAAATCTACACATAAGCCAACGGTCAAAAATTCAATAAAGTCTTCTAACTCTCGATCAGCATCGGCTAAGAAGACAAGTAAAAAGGAAGTCGTCAACGAGGAAGTAGAATCTTTAAAGCAGAAGGGTGCGTATAAGGAGAAACTACAAGACAAAGTAGACAGATCAACTACTATCGTACTACAGGAAAGTATAAGTGAAATAGATAATGTTGAATCATTGAGGGCATACTGGAGGAAGAACAGTAAGGCAATAGAATCAATGAGTGAATTGGCGCAACTATCGATAAAGAAATTCTTTTCGGCAAGAGCAGAAGAACTAACAATATAAAAAAAAGGAAAGAGAAAATATGGACTTCAAGGATATACCTAGAATAAGCATTGCTTCCTTCAAGAACAGCAGGAAAGAAAAGGCTAACCAGCCTGACTTTACTGGATTCGGTGATGTTGGAAGTGAGTTTATAGAAAGCCTTAAGCAGCTATTGGAATCTGGTAAGTCGGAAATTCCATTAAGGGTTGCAGGGTGGAATAAGACAAGCAAGAAGGGTAACAATTTCATCTCATATTCTATACAGATTGACACTTACCAAATGGAACAAGCCGAGGGACAGAGTATCGAGCAAGATACAGTAAAGGATGAATCTCCCTGGTAAACTAAAAGGCCCCACCCGTTGGAGACTTCGGGTGGGGCTAAGGGGGGGGGATTGGATGGGCTTTGGTTTAACTAAAGAATTAAATCCAGTACTACTATGTGACAAATGCAAATGCGTAGTAGAGAATTTTTCAAAAACTTTTATAGTCTGGAATATTCTAGATTTAGAGGATGATGACTCTGGCATTGTGGATTCTTTATTGATGCATGAAAATTGCTTGTCTGAAATGCTATATGAATTTTCAGAAACTGATATGGTAGAAGGTGACCTTCAAACTATAACTATAGCTGATTATATAACGAAATTACTAAAGAGACACCCACTAGAATTAAAAATAATGATACTCGATGACTACACAAAGGGAAAAAAATATGAACACTGAACAGTCTGCCAGGGTCAAGAAGCATAACAAGCAAAGGGAGGCACAGAACGTACTAGAATTGCTTCAATCAATATCAAATGATAACCTAGATGATCCGTTATGCAGCATAATAAATAAAGCTTTTGATTTTTCCAAAGTAAACATGGACGAAAATAATTATATTCCAATTTTAGAAAATGAAGAATTTTCTAATATCCTTATGGGTTGGTGGATAAATGGAGAAGAAGATAACGACTAATATAGGTAATGTTTTTAAGAACATAGATGAAATAAGAAACAATATATATAGTATATCATCTAAGATAAAATTAAAGAGAGAACTATTCGATGAAATAGATAAACTTCTGATACAGCTAGAGGACGGAACTAAAATTATAGAAAAGAAATACAGAGATAACGAAAATGAAATTGCAAAGATAGAAGTATCCGGGTATAATGATTGTTCAAAGGTAGAATCCTACATGTGGAGTCCTAAATGGAAAAAGGTATTATAGGTAAAATAGACAATTACTATGAATACGATGTAAGGGTGGTATGGGATAAAATAAAATTCGGGGTTGAGAAAATATTGACAGAAGATGTTGATTGGTTAACGCTAAGACCTGAGGATATATACAGTCAGTGCGCTAATGGTACTTGCAGGATATGGTCTCCAGATAGCTACCCTATAAATGATGTCTTTGGTATAACAAAGATAGACACTTGCCCGTATAGACTTAACAAAACATTGCAGATGTTGATAGCTTGGTCAGTCGTTGACGATAAAAATGTAAGGGATACCTACGACTCTCTTATGACAAAGATAGCAAGGGCTACCGGATGTGATGGCATAGAGTTCTGGACCTCATCGGTAAAGGTAGCTGACTACTCAATAGATAAAGGATTTTCAAAGAGGATACATGTATGCAGAAGGAATGTTTCGCAAACAACTAATGAAAAATTGAGGGCAGTAAGCTCTGATTGGGCAAATGAATGAATGATATAGTTAATTCACCAGATCATTACATTAAGGACAGAACAATTGAACCCATAGATTGCATCGAAGACTGGGAACTTCCTTACCATCTAGGTCAGGTTATAAAATATGTAAGTAGATTCCGCAGGAAGGGGGAGGGTCCTAGTGTCCATATAATTGATCTACATAAGGCTAGATTCTACCTAGACAGATACATAGAACAGTATGAATTTAACAATATAGATAAAGATAAATCCGACTAGGTCCTGAATTGGCCTCTAAGCCGTTTAAAAATAAAATGGGGGGAGATGGGGGTTCAGCAAGCTATCGCCTTGTATGCGTCAATTGTGGGAGTCTCATGCGTGCTTTAAAATGCAAGCTAGTGTGCTCCAATAATTGCGGATACTTTGAAAGCTGTAGCGACCTTGAGGCTGCGCCTAGTGTGTCTGAGGGGAGGGACGGGCATGAACAATAATTATATAAAAATAATATTTTCTACACTATTTTTTCTAATATTCTGTGCGCTTGGGTACTATATTGGAGTTTACATTAAGGATGAGTTAAAGAAGGGACGGGGAGGTGTAGACACTCACATACATTTCCATTATGATAATTGCAATAACGAATCAAGTATAGAAAATAAAATACAAATTTAATACATATTCGAATATTCAGAAAGGTAAATACAAGAAATGAAATATTTGCTTGTTGTTATTCTAATTTCCATATCTCTGTATTATGTAAAATGCCAATGGGACGAGTGCATAGATTCTGGTATGTCAAAAGTTTATTGTGTACAACATATTAATTAAATAAGAAAAACTTCAAAACCTGTAGGACTATACATCCTATTACCGGGAACCAGAATCCCTTATGGTCAAATTCACCAATCTTCTCCCAGTCTCTAATCTCTCTACCAGCATAGAACGCTGCTCCTACCATGAAGTTAAAAAATAAAATACCTATTAATAATGCTATTATTAAATGGTTTATATAATAAGGTAGGCCAGTATTGAAACTAAATATTTTCTTCATGTCTATCATTTAGGTTTATCCGATTCTATACAGAGATCAGCTAGCCCCGCTTCAACTATTTGGTTACCACCTAGAAGCCAGTACTCTGCATTCTTCTCAGTATGCTTCTCCCACCATTTAGCACTATAGGGCGTATAGCAACTCATAAGGTAACACCAATGAACGTGGGACCAGTCCTCCCATTTTCTCCTAGACCTAGCAGCCCTTAAGCCCAAGTCTGGATCTCCTCCGCTTGTAGGCTCATGTGACATCCAAGAACAACTTTCTGTCACATATCTTTTATTGCCAGATGCCAATATTAGAACACCTGCGCTGCAAACCTGACCGTAACCTGTCACTATCATATCTAGGGGTGAGTTACGCATTATATCATGTATAGCAAACATTGATATAACATCACCACCTGGAGTGTTGAGCATTATGTTTACTGGTTCGTCGCTTTTTCCCTCAAAATATTTCACTACCTGGAGAAACCATTGACCAGATTCCTCTTCGAAATCATCAAAATATATAATCCTATTATTTATATCTACACCGAGGTCAACAATATGGGATATTTCTGGTGCCGGTATATTTAATTTTGGTGCAGCACTCTCCACGTTTATGATACTCATTTATACTTACTCTTTATTCTACGCATAGACCACCATTCAAAATCAAAACTACCGGAGTCTACATCGTTTAATATAACTATTCCCTTATCCCACATGCGATTTACCTGTGGACCAGCATACCCCTCACCATGCTCAAAATAACATCCAGAAGATACTGCACTCATCCTCTTCCCCATAGCGTTATTTCTTGTTGCGAAATCAAGAACATGGTTGTGACCTATTACACAAGACATTTTCTTTTTATTTAGAAGTGAAGATGCGGGATTCTCTCCGCTTATAGGTCTACCCATTATGCCGGAAGCGAAACTATGGCAGTACGCTATGCCGTTTATGTTCACTGGCTCAAGGTACTTATGTTCTTCCCACCCATATTCTTTGCTCTTGAAATGATTCGTAGTTAACGTGCCCTCAAGCTCAGGCTGGTCCTCT